ACACGATGGACGATCCGCCTGCCGACGGCAAAACGGAACTGCCGCTGTCGTGGTTCGCCGAGCCGGTGCAGCAGGTCGATACGGCCCATTTCGGCTGCACGATCATCTCGACCAGGGCGCTCAGGCGCACCCTCAAGCCGTGGTTCCACTCAAAGCCCGACGCCGAGGGCGGCTGGGGCGACGGGCGGATTGACGACGATCTCTGGTTCTGGCGGCAGTTCAAGGCGTCGGGCAACCGCCTCTTCATCACGCCCCGCGTCGTCATCGGTCACGGCGAGTACGTGATCTCGTGGCCGAGCAAGGATTTCTCGGGCCCGGTGTTCCAGCACACGACGAACTGGCAGCGGACGAAGAAGCCGCCCGAAACTGCATGGAGGGTCGGCGAGTGAACACAATCAGAGTGCGGATGCTGCGTGCCTACGGTGCCTACAAGGCGAACGAGCTCGTCGAGGTGGACGAGTCCTTCGCCGCGAGGCTCTTCGCATGGGGCTACGCGAAACGCGAGACACAGCAATCGCTGATCGAGACGGCAGCGGTGGAGCCGGTCGCGGAGCGTGCAGACCTAACGCCACGACGCAGGGGGCGACGCCATGAATGACGGCAAGCGATACCGATCACTGAAGGTCGCCACGCAGCCGGTCGTCGAGCCGGTGAGCGTCGCCGATGCCAAGGCTCAGCTGCGGGTCGATCACAACAGCGACGACACCTACATCGCTGCGCTCATCTCGGCGGCTCGCGAGTACTGCGAGACGTACATGGACGAGACGCTCGTGGACACGCAGTACGTCATGCGGCTCGATGCGTTCCCGGCGGTCATCGAACTACCACGCCCGCCGATGAGCCAGACCGCCGGTCGCACGGCGGTGTCGATCGTCTACACCGCGAGCGAGGCGGGCAACACGGCTACGCTCTCGACGACCGAGTACCGCGTGGATCGCGACGCGAAGCCCGGCACGCTGCGGACGCTCTACGCCGGATCGTGGCCGAGCCATCTGCTCGACTACGGCAGCGTCACTGTCACGTGGTGGGGCGGGCGTGGCGACGACGGCAGCAAGGTCTCGCCCCGTGTGAAGGCTGCGATTCTCATGCTCGTCGGGCAGTGGTATGAGCGCCGCATGGCGGCCGACGCCGTATCGCTCTCCGAGATGCCGTTCGGGGTGAAGCACCTCCTCGACAGCGTGAAGTGGGGGAGCTACACGTGATCGACCCCGGTCGCCTCCGCGAGCCCGTCACGATTCAACGTGCGACCGAGACGACCAACTCCATCGGCGAGGTCGTGCAGACGTGGAGCACGTACGTCGAGCGGTGGGCAAGCGTCGAGGGGCTGTCGAGCCGCGAGGTGCTTCAGTCCGGTCAGCAGCGGACCGAGGTGACGCACCGTGTGCGGATGCGATACGTGGACGGCATGACGCAGCAGATGCGGCTCTCGTGGCGCGGGCGGATTCTGGAGATCACGTCGCTGCTCGAACACAACAACCGCACCGAGCACGAGCTCCTGTGCGTGGAGGATACGGACTGATGGCGACCGCAGGGATCACGATCACCGCTGAGATCGCCGGGCTGGAAGAGCTCCAGAAGGATCTCGGCGCGATCTTCAAGCCAGAACAAAAGGCGAAGATCATCGAAGACGCGATGAAGAAGGCTCTGGCTCCTGCGCTGGAGCGGCTCAAGGCGAACACGCCGGTCGGCCCAACGGGAAACCTGTTTCGGGCTGCGACGATCAAAGTCGTGCCATACAGGCGTGACGGCAACGCCGCCGGGCTGCTCGGCTACACCCGTGCCGACAGGGAGAAGTCGCAATCGGCACAAGGCGGCAAGCGGCGTCGAGGCAAGGATCTCGCCTACCACCAGTATTGGCTGGAAGAAGGAACCGACGACAGCACAATCAGCAAACTCTCAAACACGCCGTATGCCCGCAAGTCGCACACCAGACGCAACCGCAGTGGCAGCGTCACGACGGTCAAGGCCCACGATGTCAGCGGGCAGAACGCCTACTACGCTTCGAGCTTCAACCAACTCGGGCCGTTCAAGTTGAAGCCGACGCAGCGTCCACGGCGAGGTGGCGGCAAGCAGGAAGTGCAGACCGACCCGGCATCGCCGCAAGCGTTCTTCAAGCGATCCGCTACGCCGATCACGATCAAGGGGATGCGGGCTGGCGGAAGGTCGGGCCAGCCGCCGCTGAAAACGACGTGGGATCAGACCTCGACCACCGTCGCCGAGATCCTCCAGCGTGAGCTGCGGATCTCGCTGGAGCGTGCCTTAGACACGCTGACCCGGTCGGCTACGGGAACGCTCTGATAACACCGATGTTTCGTCGTTTGATAACTGCAAGGGTGGGGGTGTGACTCCATAGGTTCGGGATAGGCGAAAGCCGATCCCGAACATGGCATTCAAGTCACCCGAAAAGACCGTCGCCGACGCCCTGATCGCCGACGCGACGGTGGCCGCGATTCTCGGCACCAGGATCTACCCCGTCCTCGCCCCCGCCTCGGCGCCCCTCCCGCTGGCGACGTGGCGGCGTCAGGCGGTCACACGGGAGACGACGCTCGGCAACACCCGTGGCGGGCTGCCGGTCGTGACGCTCGCCTTGGAGCTCTACGCCGAGACCTATGAGGCGGTGCGGGAACTGGCTGACGCCTGCCGGTCGAAACTGGATGGGTGGGGCAATGCCGTGTCATCATCAGTATCGGTGCGGCACGTCGCGCTCCAGAACGAGCAGGACGGGTTCGTACAGTTGGCAGGTGGCGACCTGCCTCCGGTGTTTTCGGTGACGCAGACGTACACGATCCTCTGGCAGGAGACCTGATCCGTGAGCAACCCCTCGACTCCCCATGACGGCGTCGGAACGGTCCTCAACTTGTTCGGCACCGTGTACACGGTGACCAACATCGTCATCAGCAATACGAACCCCGGCGCTGCCGCTGAGGCGACCGTGGACGTGGGGCACCTCGGCCAGACGACCGGCGAGACGCTCGCGACGCTGAGCCGTCCGCTCGTGATCCCGGCCGACGACGGCGGCACTGGCCGCTCGGTCACGTTCGACTACCTCGGCAAGACCATCATCCTCGACGCGGCGACGGGCACGATCACGATCACGACCGGTGGCACCACGCTGATCAACGGCAAGGCCGCCACCGTGTCGTCGAGTACGCTGACGCTCGCGACGAACGACGCGATCCGGGGCCAGGCGACGATCACTGTGGCTCGCTGACCGTGACGGAGGTCCGTCATGGCTACGCGAGTCTCGGGCGTCTCTGTCACGTGGGGCGGCACCGCCGTCCAGCAAGTCAGTAGCGTCACGCTCGATCTCGTCCGCGATATGCCTGCCGCTCGCACGGCACGGTGGACCCTCGACCTGGGCGAGGTCACGCTGCCTGCGTTCACTCGCACGGCGGTGCCTGAGAGCCAGTACGGCGTGCGGGCTCGCCTCACCGTGACGGCGCAGGACGACCAAGGCACCGCCACATCGAGCACGTTCACGGTGTTCGATGCGGACTGCGTCTACCTCGGTGCCGAGGTTCGTGGCGAGCTCAACGGCGTCTGGCAATTTGACCACCGGTTCAGAGTGATGGATACGGTCGGCGTGACCGCTACGTATCCATCGTGAGGTGAGTGACACATGGCGACACTGACGGCAGAGCAGATTCTCGCGAGCAACGACGCCGGGCTCATGGGACCGATCACCGTGCCCGAGTGGGGCGGTGACGTGTTCATTCGCGTGATGAGCGTCGGCGAGCGTGACTCCTATGAGCGGCTGTGGATTGGCAAGAAAGATTCCGGCATCGAGAACTTCCGCTCCGAGTACCTCGCCCGCTGCCTCTGCAATGAGAAGGGCGAGTTGCTCTTCACTCGTGCCCAGGTCGTCGCGCTCGCGAGCCGCAGCGGTGCGGTCGTCGGTCGGCTCTTCGACTCGGCGCTCAAGCACAACAACATGACGGAGGCCGATGTCGAGCAACTCGCAAAAAACTGAACGCCTCGCCATCGCGTCGGTTCCTCTTCGCGCTGGCGGGGCATCTGCGGATGACCGTTCGCGAACTGTGCGAGCGGATGGATTCGCGGGAGTTGAGCGAGTGGATGGCATACACGAGGTATTTCGTCCCGCTATCCGACCCGTGGCTCCAGACAGGACTGCTCGCATCGATCGCGATGGCACCGTACACCGATCCGAAAAGAGGCAAGCCGCCGACCGCAGAGGATTTCATTCCGAAGGCACGACCACCGCAGCACGAGTCGCAGGACCGCGAGGCGATCCTTCGGCTACGGCGTGAGATGGGGATCATCGACTAATCATGGCGAACATCCTCGGACTCGCGCTGAAGATCAGTGCGGACTCGACGCAACTGAAGCTCACGCCCGCAGAGCGTGCCCTTCAGTCGCTCGGTGCCGAGGCTGACAAGCTCACGAGCGTATTCGCTCAGTTCACGGGCGAGTCGTCTGCCGCCTCCGCTGCGCAGCAGAAGTTCGCCACCGACCTCGCGTTCCTAAACTCGGCATTGAAGACCGGGCAGATCACCGCCCAGCAGTACGCCGAAGAGTTCGCGAACCTCGCCCAGGCGTCGGAGCAGGAAGCCGCCGCGCTCCGCGAGGCGGCCCGAATCACCGAGTCGGTGCGGACGCCGTTCGAGAGATTTCAGCGCACGGCAGGCGAGCTGGCGGTCCAACTCGAAGCAGGGCGGATATCGCAGGAGACGTACAACCGGGCGGTCGAGCAGGCGTCGAAGGGGCTGACGGACGCGGAGCGTGCCGCTGCTGGACTCGCGGTCCAAGACCGTGCCATCGAGGAAGCCGCAGCAGCCGCAGCGGCAGCGGAGTCGGCTCGCGTCGAAGCACTGCGGCGAGGTGCCGCGATCACAGCGTCGCTTCAGACGGACGAAG